GGCGCAAATTGAATGTTGACTCGCGCCGCCCTGGTCAGCCGGATGTAAAAGAGCGTGTGCCCGTCGTGCTCGAGTGCGTAGCAAGTCGCCCGCGGATCCGGCGCCAGTTCGGCTTCCACGCCCATGAAAAATTCCGGCTTCTTCACTCCCGCGTGGCAAGGATCTGCAGCAATCCAGTCCTCGAGCTGTGGCCGGTCTGCTTCTGTGACCATGCGCAGCGCGTATCCATCGAAAATCGCTACCGTGTTGTCAGTGATGTTGTTCATTTCTCTTTGTTGATTTTGTCCAGGAGTGCCTGGTCATCCTTTGCTTGTTGTTTGACGTGTTCAACCGCGGTCATCAGCGATGTTCCCAGCGGAGAGCGAATAAAAAGTGCGCCTAATCCAACCAAAGCCCCCTGTAGCGCAATCAGGAATTCATCTTTGAATCCATCGGAGAGGTTGAATTTATGCGGGTCCATGATGGCCGTTGAAAGAGCTGCAGCCGCTCCGCCGCCGATCGCTACCGCGGCCGATTTCAACCACTCTTTCGTGTGCATGGGCCCTCCTGCTTATTTGTTTGGAACACAGGTTGCGCTGGCGAAGAAGTTAACCATTTCCACATAGCCTCTGGGGCCGGTGTTATAGGCATTGAGGTCTTTCGCCTCAAAGTGAGTCATCCAACCATCAGGACAAATGGCCGTGACGATGAAACCCGAACCGACGTCTGCCTTACTGGCCTTGACCCTGGGTGTCGGCGCCGGATGCGGAACACGGCTAAGAACGAAGCCGGCCGCAAGGGCCGCCCCCACCACGCCGCCAGCCACTACCGCCGCCAGCCACTCTTTTACGTCCATCACAGTCCTTTGATCGGGAGGTATCTCCTCCACGGCAATTTGTTGTCTCGATAGAATTGGCGCACATAAACATCGGCGCCGCTGACGATCGGGGGCAGGCTCGAAATCATGATGGGATTTACGCCAATCAGGCTTTCTTCCGGCGGGGTCGCAGGTTCGCTCTCCTGCGGTACTTGAACCGGCGGCCGTGGTCGCGGTGGCGCCATTTTATTTCCTCGCTTTCTCTGGGAGCCGTCCGTAAACGGTGTTGGTGTAGAGCTCGCTCGCAAAGTTCTCCGCCGGCCAGAAAATATCCTGCTGGTAGAACCTGCATTTGATAACTGTGCTCGGATCCTGCAGCCCCCATAGCCGCTGTGACTTCACGCTTTTTGACTGGGGAAGGTTGGGCGGGTCCGTCGTGATGTTCCGCAGGGTTCGCCAGTCGCCGGCGTGGATGTTTACAAAGTCTTGAATCTCATCAAAGAGCATGCGCACCGAGAGCAGGGAAGCGCCAGGGATGCTCTTTTCTTCGGTCACTACAAACTGCACGCCCGCGGTCGTTCCCGGCTGGGCCAGCACTGTGGGGGCGAGCGTGGCGCGCGCGATAAAAGAGACTCCATTATCGGCGTTGGTTGTGTAGTCACGCTGCAGGATGGGGTTGCCGTCGACGTTCGGACCCGCAAGCAGCACCTTTACGCCAGGTGTAATCTCGATCGAAGCCATGGCGCGCACCTGCCCAGGGGCGCGCATCACGCCTGCAGGAGACCAGATGTTGCCCGATTCCGGCGCCGAAGCCGCAGCCATGCGGTACCACCATGCGCTTCCGTTGGCAACGTAAAGCGCGGTGTCCTTGCTCTGCGCTTGGTGCCAGGTGAGGTAGACCGCGGCCGGATCGAAGCCATCGAGAAGATCCCCAATCGGAAAGCCTACTTCCACTTCGCCGGCGCCAGGGTCGATGCTGATTACCTGGTGCGCGCTAATCATCGCGTACGCTGTCGAGCCGTTCACCGCAAAGGCATCTTGGGACTGCATTCCGATGTTTTGTTGAAAGTTCACCACGTAAAACGGCGAACTGCCGGTACCCTGTCCCAGCACAACCCAAATGTCAGACGTGGTGAAACAAATCAAACCTACCGACGTCGGCCAGCACAACACGCCGCGGGCGGGGAATCTGAACACATTGAGCGGTGGAAAGGCGCTGTTGCCGCTGCCGGTTAGAGTATCGGGCCCGCCGCTCCAGCGCAGCTGATTGTTGACGTACCCCCAAATCCTGTTGAGGAAATAAGCCTGGGGCACAAAGTTGCTCGGGGGTGGGTCGTTCGTGTTGTTGATCGGCGCCGTAATGAGCGCATTGAGCACGCCCTGCGCGCCGGTCGCAACATTGCCGGGGTCAACGTTGGTGTCGGTATAAATCCAGTTCTGCCCTGGTCCGGGGTTGGGGAATTCATCGTCATAGAGCAGCGTCGATCCGCCGGCCGCGGTCCGCCACAGGACGATGGTGTCCCAGGGTGGCTGCGGCAGACCTTGCCCTTGAATTACCGCCAGCTGCCCGATACCGGGCGCGAGCGGTGCGCTCAGAGGAGAAGCATTCGAAATCTCGCCGGTGATGCTGTTCTTTCCTGAGTACGCCCAGTACCAAACCGCGGTGGCGGCCGGCGCCGCGGGTCCCGCGTTCTTCCATACCTGCGCGCCGTCAGTGGTCGAGGCGCCCACGGTGGTGCTGTATCCGCCTGTGGGCGCCGTGGCCCCGGTCTCCGCCTGTTTGGTAGGCGTCTGGAAATAGCCGTTCGGATCCACAACCTGAATCGCGGTGCTCAATGTCTGGGTCGCGCCCGGCCATGCGGCGCCGCTCGCGCTTCCCAGGTTCTTCCAGTTCACCGTGTTGTCTATGGTGATTACGCCAATGCCATTCAGCCAGTTGGGCGGGTTGGGTCCGCTCGTCCCCGCCACCACGCATTGAAAAAAGCTGGTAGTCGTCACCTGCTGCTGCACTGGAACCTGGATGAAACCGCCGTGCCCGTCGCTGGTCCACTGATAGACCGTCTGCGAATAGGTGTAGGTGGCTCTGATCGTGTTGCCCACGATGTACGCATGGTTAGCCTGCCATGCGCCGCCGCCCAGGCATTTCCATTGCGCGGTGCCGGGTGACGTTTCGTTCGTAATCGCGCCCACGGCCGTGGCCCAGGTCGGCGCTGTCGGGCCTGTCGTTCCGCCGGGAGCAACCAGCTGTTGCAGGTTGGCGCCGTCGAAAATCACAAAAGCGCCGTTCGGTGCATACCAGGTGCTTATCGCCACATTAGGGTAAATGCTGGGCACAGAAGCGGTGGTCACGGTGGGCGCGTTGGCCGGCCCTTGTGCCCCCCAGGCCATCACCGCGGGCCCCATGTTTACCCACTGGTTTCCGCCGTCCTGCGTGACCAGTCCCAGGCTGGTATTCCAGGCCGGCATGGTCGCGCCTGAACTGCCGCTGCCGGTGGTCGCGGTGCCTGTCTCAACAGAAAACGGAGTAACCGGAATCGCGGTGGTCGACTGTACCCAGCTGCACTGCAAAACGCTTTCTACGATGACTGTGTAGGGTGTGGTTTCGTTGGCGGCCGGCACGGTCGTCAATCCGCTGGTAATGATGCTGATGTTATCCGGGACGTCAAACGGCGTGGCCGAAGAAAAATAGAGTGTCACTTGGCGCCCATGCACGCCGCCGCTCAGCACCACATCGACAACCGAAATGTTTACGATGGTGGCGGTCACGCTGCCCACAGACCGTTGCAGGTTGCCGTTGCTGTCGACAATAAAATCCCCAGGCTGAAACTGCGCGTTCGGTTGCCAGCTCAGGGCGCTTGTCAGCCATTGGTGGGTGGTAACTCCGTCCCCCGCATAGACTGTATTGCCAACGTCCACAAAGCTGGTGCGTCCCGCGCCCGCCGCCTTCGTCCAGAGAATGTTATTGGTGTTGGGCTGCGTGACCTCGCGCACCGTGGGTACGATCGGCGCAATGCCTCCGGTGAAAACTGCCGCGCCCCAGCGTGGCCCGCCAGATGCCATCGTCGCGCCTGTAACTGAGAAATCGACGGTGGCATAAGAGGTGCCCGCGGGAGCCGGCGCCAGAACTTGCAAAGGAGTCCAGATGTAGTTCGCTACGCAAGCGGGACTGCTGACTGTCTGCAGGAGCGCATTGGCCGCGTTATAGAAGTTGATCTGCAGCACCGCCGTACCAGTCGCGCCCAGTTCTCCAATGCCTTGGCAGCTGGCCTCCATCTGGGTACCGGCCGAGCAAGGCATGTGCTGCTGATTGGTCAGAGCCGCCGCGCCGGTCCCGCTCCACTGGGCTAGATTGCCGGCGGCAAACGGGCTGCCGGTACCCAGATGCCAGTTGCCTCCGTTTACCGGGTCGCTGCCGAAGGTCCATCCTGTTGCGCCAGAATCAAAATTCGGATTTTGCAACTGGTTGGTCGACCCGTCGCAGTCGGCCAGCAGATGAATGACTTCATCGGTTGCCGTGAAGGCGCGAAATTCATAGAATCTATTGATGGGCGGGAATGGCCCCGGATTGTAGACCGTGAATCCCGGCCGGCGCATGAGCGTGAGCCGCGTGGAAACTTCGCTGTCGCCGCCGCCTACGATGCGATCGTAGCGTGAGGCTGAATAGAATTTTTGATACAAGTAGGGGACCGGCCCCGGACCCAGCGGGCTGCCGTTGGTCCATAGCCCGGTAAAAAACTCATTGACATGCAAGGGCGCCGCGCTGATAGGCTGTACAGCCGCGCCGGCGCTCTCCAGAGGGCTAGTGGGCATCGGCCGCATCCAATCTACGGAGGTATCCCATGCTTGTAGTTTCCATAGACTTACTTGTGGCCGTCGTGGGTCTGCTGATATATGCGTTTGCAAATAACAACGCCAAATTGCTGGAAATCGGGCGCATCACATTTTTCTGTGGACTCCTCGCCTTCCTTCTCAGCTTCGGCCCGGCCGCGGCCACTCTGGTTAAGTAGGGCATTAGACTTCCCTTGCCTTGTAGCGTTCGGCTGTGCCTAGCTGCGTGCTCTGCAGCTGGCTCATAACCCGCGTCCAGTTGGCGAGAAAAACATTGCGCTCGAGGTCGGTCAACCCTCCCTGTGCGGCCAGCAGCGCGGTAATAAATTTTTGGTTGTACTCGTTAAAGCGTGCATCGTTGCCGATCAGGGACATGAGAGCCAGGAATCCCCACTGCGCGATGTAGTTCTTATCGTCGGGGAGCGGCGCCCAGCTGTAGGCCAGGCTCAACAGGATCGGCGCGCGGCGCTGGTAGGGCAGCACCACGATGTAGCCGGTATCGGGCGCCGGCGTAAGTCTGAACGTTATGTTGCCGGCCCCGTCGTCGATGAACGGCGAGCACCACTGCGGGCGCGCCTGGTTGACGTCGATGTTGAGAAAATTCTTGACTGCAACCTCCCACGACTTGCCGCCGGTCACAGGTTGCGCGGATCCTCCCTCGAGAAAACCGAAATCAGATAGCCCCGATTGCGTCGTGTCCTGGTTGAGCGTCGTAAAAGAGATGATGCCGCGGTTGAACGGCCAGGCGAACGGCGCGCCCAGAATCGTCTGCAAAACAAGATTCGCGGATCCAAGCGCCGGCTCCTGTCCATTGACCAGCACTGGCTGCTGTTCGAGGAAAGCAGCTGACCAGTTAATCGTGTTCTGCACGGTAATTGTGGAGGCCACAGCTCACCTTTTCTTTGTGGTCTTCTTCTTCGGTGTCCACCCGGTCTTGCGAAGCGTCCGGTAGACGTACGCGCCCGCGCGCTTCTTGCCCAGCCCCTTCTTCTTGGCTGCGCGTTTCAGTTTGCGCTCGAGCTTCACTGGCATGGCTTACCTCCTGTAATCTGATGGGGTCAGGTGTTGCAAGCACCGGACAAGCCCAATCGCTGATAGGAGCGACCGTGACCCCACAAAAAAGAGTTTACAAATGCGAGCATTGCGATGTTGCCTTTACTACCCTCAAAGGCAACAGGAAAACTAGATTTTGCAGTCTTCGATGCTGGTATGAATTCAAGCGGGTGCGCAGCTTGAACGTGGCGCCGATTCATGTATGCAAACAGTGCGGTTCTAAATTCGCGCGGCGGACAAGGCAGGGCAAGCCGGCCCAATTCTGTTCTCCAAAATGTCATGATCTGTCGCGGCGGCATAACAGAAATTTCTGTTGCCGGGGATGCGGCATCGCGTTTACAGCTAACCGCTGGCGAGAAAAATCTCCTCTGTATTGCTCGCGCGCTTGTTTCAAAGAAAATTGCAAGCATGTCATGATGCGTACTTATACCTGTTCTCAATGCAGCGGAGAATTCGCTAGATCCGTGACTAGTGCTAGAGTTGAGCCTAAATTTTGTTCGAGACGATGTGCCAACGAAGCATCGCGGCGATACAAGATTAAGCCCTGCAAGGTTTGCCAGAAACCCGTCAAAGGCGCTAGTTGGGGAACGAATTCCTTTTGTTCTCGCAATTGTTCGGATCGTTACGCCTACTTCAATGGCGGTCTTAACTATCGAATACGAGGTTTCGTTGGCACGATCAGAAGAATAGGAAAGGTCTGTTGCGAACGATGTAAGGATGAGAATCCGCGACATCTCACAGTGCACCATCGCGATGAGGACCACAGCAATAATGCAGATGTAAATCTCGAAACTCTCTGCGCGAATTGTCACTACGAGATACATTGGACTGATAGCTCCTCAAGAGAACAATGGCTCCGACGTTCGATAGTCGTTGCCAATTATCTTCCTGGCCATGGCCAATAGAGGTAGGGGTTACATGGCCCAAGGTCATAGCCGCCTTGGGCTGCCACAACACTTCTATCCGGGATAAACCCGGAGTTGGTCTGTTCGCGGTCGCCCTGCTTCATCGCCGCTTCGATCGAAGCCAGCCAGGATTGCCGCTGTTCCCGGAACATGCCTCGCATTTGCCCGTTAGGGCTGATCTTGTAGCAGTATGCCTGAAAGCCGTCACGGAAATAGTTGGCGTAGTCGTCGGGGATCGGGTTGATGAATTGCTGCACAGTTGTGAACGGCGGCGGCGCCTTCATCTGCCCAACCACGTTGACTTGGTAGACCACACCCTGTTGTGGCGGCAACGGCATCAGCCGGAATCCCTGCGCCATTGGATCTACGACCGTCCAGATGCATGAACCATCGTTGACGGTGGTGCCTTCCGGAGAGTTCGCCGGCAATGTCGGCGGGGTGTTCGCTACGTTGGTGACTCCATAGGTGGTGAGAATCAGAATGTTGCCGTTCGAGTCGAGGATGTTGGTGATGGGGTTGGTGGGCGTGATCGTCGCGCCCAGGGGCGGCGTGTATTTCTGGCTGGGGCCCGGCCACACTCCTTGTATCAGCTGGTTATTAAATTCCCAGTCGAGCTTCGCCGGCGGGTTGCCGGAAATGGAAGTAACGGGAAGGTCGCGCTGCACTTCGATTGGATAGGTCGGCTTCGGTAGCGCGGTGTTGTTTATGTCCACCCAGTAGGCGGTTTCAATCCAGCCGATCGGCTGCTTGAAAGTGGATCCCAGTTGCGCATAGTCCTGCTGCCAGCTGTTCGTATACCAGGGCGGGACTTTCATGCGGTTCCACTTCCAATTGAAACGCTGGGAAATCAAATCGAGCATTACATCGGTTGCGATGTTGAGACAGTTGTTGATGCTGTAGCCGGCCGCGGGCAGCACCGGCGCCAGCTCGCCCATGCTCTGCACGTAGTCGGCAACGGCCTGGATGGTTGTGGTTGAGTTCATCGTTGTGTCAACGCTGCAATGATCTGGTTGGGTGTGAGCGCCGCATTCGGCGCCGCCGGCCGCGGCGGGGTCGGGGTGACGACGCTGGCAATTAACTCATTCGGTGTGGGCGCCGCGGCCGCAACGGCCGGCTCGGGCTGTTCTTCCTCGGGTGGATCCGCGGGCTGTTCCTCGGGCGGGTTGGCGGGGGTTTCGTCTTCGTAACTCATCGGCCTGCTCCTTCGCTTCGGCGGCGCGTTCTTCTTCGGCCGCGGTTGCACCTTCTTTTTCGTGGTCATCGAATGCCCTCTCAGGCAGCTGCAATTAGAAAGATTTGCCCGCCACTGGGCGAATTGTCCGTGGGGTACTCGTTCCACTTAACCCACTCCGCCCACATCTCGGCGTAGAGTTTCGGGTCGGTCTTCTTCAAGCTGCGCTGCGGTTTCGGCACTTCTTTGCCGCAGCGGGTGCAGAAGATGATTTCTTTGCCATCGGGGTAGACGTTTTTGTTGATCGAATAACTGTTGCTGTCGCCCTTGGCAAACTTGTTATCGCGTCCGCCCTTGCGGTGTTTGCAGATGCTCTCCTTGCGCGCCTGAACGGCTTGCCCTTTCATCCACTCTTCCACCTGCCGGGCGCGCCGGCTCTCGAGCGCAGCTATTCTGTCGTTTCTGTCCTGCATCTGCTGGCGGAAAACCTCTATCTGCATGCGCTTGTATTCGAGGTCAACTTGGTCGAATTCGCTCAACGTTTTTTCTCTCGGTTCGGGCATCGCGGTTTTCTCCTTTCAATCAACGAGAGGCGGCGCCGCGGGGCGCCGCTCCGTCACGAGTTGCGATCAGGAAATCAGGGTGGGCGCGTCGATCATGCGCAGGCGGGCGGTGGTATCGGGCACCACGCCCACGGCAAAGTTAAAGTTGTAAGCCGTGGATCCGCCAATCATCATCGCCGGATCTGAAACGCTGGCATCGTCATACCGCTTGGTGATGACTTTTAGGTTGCGCCAGTCGCCGTCGCCAATGTCGGTGTTTTCCTTGGCCCCCATGCTGATGGTGATGATTCCGTTTTCACCGTAAATGTAGGTGCGGAAAGCGGTCACGCCGGCATGCGTTAGATAGTTGGGGGTCGTGGTCACAATCGACGATTCAAAGAACTTCACCCCTGCCCATTCCATCGCTTGCACGTATTCGCCTTCGCCGCCGGGCAGCTCGCGCAGAATGTCGAAACCTTCAATCGAGCGTTTCAACACGTCGGTAAAGCTGTTGTTGGCCGCATCGTTCAATGCGTCGCCCCAGCAAAATCCGCAGATGATTCCGCAGAAGTTTCCGCCTTCCATCGGCTTCACTGCCCGCTGGCGCAGGGAGGCAACCGCGGTGGTGATGTTGTTTTTGTTGAACGGTATGTTATAGGCATTCTGCTCGAGCGCGCTCGAGTCGACAGCCGAGACTCCATCCGTGGTGTTCTTTATCAAGTACGCCACGGTCAACGCGCACTGATAAGCCAGTTCTTTGCCGCCGTTTTCGAGCGCCGGATCAATCGCCAGTTGCATGCTAAAGCGGCTGTAGTTGAGATAGTCCGCGTAATTTCCTATCACAATTTTGTCGGTCAAAATCGTGATAGTTTCGCCGCTCTGCACCGTGCCTTCGGGCGCCTGGCTGAGATCCGGACCGAATGCAACGTATTCGAACAGGTTGAGCGTGTTGCCGGAATTTTCAGGCAAGGGCCGGCGCTCGACACAGCGATATTGCGGCGTCTCTTGCTTGAGGTTGGCAATAAAATTTTTGTCGTAGTAGTTGACTTGCGTCTGGGTGAGGTTCGAGGTCTGGTTCGATGCCGGCGAGTAGCCGGCGCCCAGCTGCGCGGCATGAGCAAAGTAACTGCCCTCGCTTTGAACCAGGTAGGCAATCGCTGAGCCCGCGACGGCCAGCGCATAGAGAAGGGGGCGCAAAATGTTCTTGACCACCCAATCTCTGCGGCGGAGAAATTTTGGATCACTCGAAATGTTCATCGTACCGCTCCCGTTTCTGCGGGAGGGTTTAGCTTGCCCGGCGTTTCTGCCTGTCTTGCTGCGCGTAGTATTCGACCGATCGGCTCAGTTCGGGATCCGATAGCATCGCCTGCTTGTAAGCGGCCGCGCCCATTCGGGCAATCTGCTCCCGCGTGTATTTCAACCGTGTGGTTGGCCTCGGGGGCGTTCCGCTAATGTCGCTTTGCCTCACGCCTGTCGAGTACCTGGTTGGAGCCTTCGGCGCTGCCGCTGGCGTGGGAGCAGTCCGCTCTTGCCGCTGTGCCGGTGGCTCGGTTTCGTCATCCTCCGCGGGTTTGATCTGCAGCAGGTGGGCTGCGGTCAATTCCTCAAAGGCGGTTGTATAGTCCTGGGTGTTGCTGGCATTGAGCCCCATGCGCTGCATGTAGCCCACCAGGGTGTTTTTGTTGTGCTGCGACGGGTACCAGTCCGGCGTTGCCTCCGCAAACTGTTTGGCTGCTTCTACCGCATCGCGGGTTTCGCGCTCGGCGCGTTCCTGCGCGCGGTCTTCCCGCATCCCTTCTACGGGTCCAATGACGCTTTCCATGACGCGGGTCACAGCACGATCAACCGTGGCGGGGTTAGCCAAGTCCGCCACGGTCTGCATACGCTCCGCCGGCGTCAACGGTCGGGGAACCGTTGCAGCTGCAGCGGGCGCAGCTCCGTTACTGGGGTATCCACGTCGTAACTCGTTAATCCGGCGGTCGCCGTTGATTTTCGAGTCTGCCAGCTTGTCTAAAATCTCATCCTTGGTTCCGTACAACACTACAGGCGGAGTAGAATCGCCGGCCATGTCGCTGGTCACTGTGAGTTTCCATTGTCCATTCCCGCGGTCCGTCCAGTTCTTCCCCATCTATCGCCTCCGCCCAAAAATTTGCTCGTTCCACTTCTTTTCTCGCCGTTCTTCCAGCCAGTAGACCACCCAGCCGACAATCAAACCTAGCAATCCCCAGCCCGCGAATGCCAGCATGATTTGAATAATCGTGGGCATCATTCAACTCCCTGAATCACTTCCTCAAGGCTAGCTGGCGATTGCTCGCCGTCGTCTTCCTGGGCACCTGTGTAACTCGCATTTAACACCTGCTTCTGGACGTAAGTAAAGAACAGCCAAACGCCCTTGGAAAGACAGTGCCCGCCCAGTACGGATTCCGGATCACCAACCGGGGTGTTGAGGTGCGCGGTGTCGATCGAGATACAAGCGCGTTCCATCACGTTGAGCAGCGCCACATACCGCGGGTCCGCGGCCAGCTGGGCCAGCTGCGCAATCTCCTCCGGCGTGACTTCAATGTCCGTTACCTTGAGGGTTCGGGTTGTGCGCAATCTGGCTTCCATCTTCAGATCCTCACGCCAACTCTACATTTGTCGGCCATCGCCCGGTGGCCCTCGAGAGCTTCGGCGCGCGAGCTATAGCGTCTCATCTCCTGATCGTAGGGGCCGCCAAATATCATCGTTTCCCAGAGGAGCGGGCGATAGGTCAATGGATCAACCACAGGAGCAAAATTGTGGTCTAGACCTAAAAATACCGTCGATACGGTGCAATTGCCGTCAATGACAGTGCGGTCAACACGCCGGTCCACCTTCTCGAACCATGCAGCCCATTCAAGCAGGTCATCAACTAGCATCGGCTCGCCGGCTGCATCGAGAATGTATTTGTCCATCGTCTACGCTCCTGCCGGCGCAAACACGCTCTCGTTAATTCCGGTTCGCGCCCACTTCCGCTCATCCCACAGCGCCGCTTCATCGTTGGCCTTCGAAATCATGTCTTTGGCCAGGTCGGCTTCGTTCGACTGGTCAATCTCCGCGCTCTTGGCCTGGTGGCGGGCGCCGATCGCCACAATCTGGCCCTGCACCTTCTGCATGCCGGGGTTGTTCTGCTGGTGCTTTTGCTCCTCCTCGGGCGTCATGCGGCGGATCAGCTCACGGTCATCCTTCCATTCCGACACTTCCATAAACATCTCGAGCAACAGTTTCACGTCCACAATCCAGCCGGTTGCATTGAGTTGCTGAATGAGCGGCGCATTTTCAAAAATTTGCACGAGTAAGGGAAGCGCCTGGGCCATCGCTTTTTTGGCGGCCAGGTGCGCGCCAGCCAGGCATTCAAACCTGTCTTCACTCTCGTAGAAATTTTGCGCGTCGAGCTCGAACGCGGCGCCCAGTTCCTGCCCGAGAATATCCCGGATCTTCTTGAGGCTCATGCGCGATTTAACGAAGTGCTCAAGCAGCTCGATGATGGGCAACAGAATGCCCTTCACGAAATGCCCCACTGGCCCCTGGATCTTCCCGGCATTCGCGGACATAATTCCTCCGGCGCCGGTCGCGGTGCGCGCCGCGGAGCTGCCGCGGCCGGGGAGGTTTCCTTGGGTAAACGCCTCATCGGCGCCGGTGGTTGACTGCGCGCTCTGGGATGCATTCTGGAGTACCGTGAACGCTTCCGCCGGCGTCTTGGGCAGTTCGATGATGCCAAACACATCCCTCACGCTCTGGCCCGGCTTGGTGTCGACGTCGATAATCCCGCCCAGCCGTTGCCGGATCTGCTGGGTTGGCGCGTTGGCCCCGCGGTCGCGCGCATACATGGGGTTGACGGATGAACTGAGAATGTCAAGCACCGCGTCCGTAAGTCCCTTTTCAATGCGCTGGTCTGAGCCGGCCAGGCGTCCTACTCCCAGCCCGAAACCGGCATTCGGGATGTTCCAAAAGTTGGCAGAGAAAAACGGCAAAAACGGAAGGTCATGGGCCTCGTTGCGGATTAGCACGCCACGATCGCCGCCATCTGGACAGAGCACGGTGTAAACATTGCCGTGGTCCCATCGTTCGAGCATCTGTATGGGCCGCTCGAGCGGATCGACGCTGCCCGGTTCTTCTTCGTTCTGCGCGTGGTGGATGGCCCAGTTCTGGCCGCCCAGGTTGAGCTGTACCTGACTGGGGGCGCCGGCATTGCCTTCGTGCGAAAAGAAATAGGCTTTCAGTTCTTCTTCGGGCGGAATGTCGTAGCCGCCCACCTGGTTGCCTTCGTCGTCAAATATCGCCTGTTGGTCGCGCATCTTGTCCAGGTCGGTGAAAGTGGGATAGGTGACGTGCACCACGTATTTGGCCGCTTTGTGCAACTGGTTGGCTTTGCGCCAGGTCGGATCAATCAGAACGCTGCCCAGCTCGCATACTTCAACCTCCAGCCCTTCTTCCTCAACCTCCGTTTTCTGCACCATGATTTCGGTTGATTCCCTGGTGTGTACCGTGAGTTCGCCGCCGAAGGGCAGTTTCATTTTCACTGGCGCGGCTTTGGGGGCGCGCAGCTTTTTGATCTTGGTGTCTTTCTTCCATATTCCCTTTACAACCACGGTCCCGAAGTTGGTCATGCTCTCAAGGGCGCGCTCGCTTTCGTCTTCGAAAGATGCCTGATCAAGCAGGGCGCCATAGAGAGCGGTTTTCGCGCGCGCGGTGCGCTGGCTGGTTGCCGGCCGCGGGCGAATCAGGAATGGGGGCATCTCGTAAAAAATGCCGCTTTTCATTCCCGGTACCAGACTGTTTACATGCTTGGCCACGGTGAAACGAGAAATGTTCGCGCGGGCGGTGGTCGATCCTTCAAAGCTCTGGTTGGTCCGCGGACTCTGAAAGAGCACATCGGCTTCGCGCCAGTGCAAATTCCATTGTTTTTGATCGAGGTAGGTTCGCGCCTTGCGCGCGTCCTGGATCACCAGCTGCACCGCGGCGTCATCGGTGTAGCGCGGATCGAGGAGCGGGACCAGCACCACATCGTCTTTGTTGATGCGCTGGGATCCGTTCACCGTGTTGGCAAGTTCGGTCATGGCTTAGCCTCGTAAAAGCAGGGCATAAAGAAACTCACTGGATCATCGGGCCTGCCGGCGGCCGTAACCAGCACCGCGCATTTACAAGTACTGCAATCGACCTCCCACATGCCACATTCCGGAGCGGGATAAGGGAGTTTGACAAAGCAGCTATGAGGGGTCGTGGGCGGGATAGCTTTCCCTTGAGGGAAGTCTGGATTAGACGGGCATTGAGCCTTACCTCGCCCAGAGCGAAGGAATTTGATTGTGTGTCTCGCGGGTAGAGGCATCATTTAACCTCATCGACGTGATGCACGCCGGCGTCATCGGTCTACAGCCTATACATCGGGTTCCGCTTCATCGCCTCGTCGTCGACGTGGACGCAATCAGCTACGGACTGCCCTGGTTGCGGGATCACTGGGATTACATGAGTTTTGAACGCGGCGCGCGCCTTACAGAGCTGGGTTATGTCGCAGGTCCGTGGGTCGACAAAGATCACCGAATTTTCGGTGAGGTTCACAACTAGGGCGTCTATGTCGGTCATGCGACTTCCTGCTTGCCTATTGCGGTGAATACAACGTCATATTTGGTGACTGCAGCCCCAATGTCATCGGTCACGTCGAATTTTTCGCCGGTAACCTCGATTCGCTGTTTGTCGTCTGTGCATTCAACAACTTTCCAGGCCCTGGCCGCATAGAAACGCCCGGTCAGCTCGGAGTAAAAGACTCGGATTGGTTTCAGCTTTCCATGTGCCATGCTAGATCACCATTCGCAACGGAAACACTTCTGGCCCCGTTGGGGCGGATTGTTCGCTCAGCTCTGCTAAAAACTCTCTCTGGTCCGCATCGGCCGGCGCCGCGATGCGGGTAATGACGCACTGCACATAGATGCCGCTCTCGGTGCGGCCTTCCCAGACGCGGCCGGGGACTGCACACCTGCAGTCGCCCTCTCGGGCTTCGATTGAAACCATGCGGTTGGTGCTTTCAACCAGAATTTTCATCGTAGTCTGTACCTCAGTGCTAGAGCTTCGGCCATCGCATAGAAAGTTTTCGCATCCCCAGGGCCATTACTGAAGTATTCATATCCATGTCCGCCCTTTCCATCGCCGGTCTCCGTCTTGATCGTGCGGGCGACGATGAGAATGTCAGTGCAGCGGCCTAGCTTCCCACTTCTCAATTCGCGCGCCCATTTAATCATGCGGCCGGTGGCGTCGTAAGGTGTGCCCTGGTCGATCACGCGCAGCCTGCTCTTGCGGCGCAGGTCTGCTTTCTTCACAGCTTCAGTCTCGGAAAGCACTGCAGTGGGAACCGTGGTGTTCAAATTTTTCCCTCCAACGCGATCGCCGCATTCGCCGTCATCACCGCTTCACGTACCAGGCGAACGGCCGCCTGCTGGTCGGCGCAGGTTGGCGTCAGTTCAAGAATCGCCTTGGCGAAGCTGAACGCTGCGTTTCGCAGTTCTTCATACTTCTCCGTTTGGCCTGGTTTGGGGGCATGGTAGCTGAAAACATCCAGCAGATTGTCGCGGTTAACTGGCATCAGCTCACCTTTCCTTCGAGCGGGATTCGTTTTATGCCATCGTCTGCTGACCAGCTTGCGGCATCTCTATGCAGGGGGCAAAGGTCAACGGTGTCATTGAGTCTGACAATGCCGGTGCCGGGAGCATACTCGGTCTGTTGCCGTCCTACGGTGGTCGCGCAGTTGTTACACATCTCCGCATCGCAGGTTTTGCCGTTGCCTATTGGAAAATCGCAGGCTTTCCCTTCCCGGTATTTCTGACCACAGAACCCGCATCGCTGCTGCTTCCTTCCGCGGCCGCGGTTGATGTGCGCAACGGACCCATCCGGCATTTTGATCCGCTCACACGGCATCAGCTCACCTTTCCTTCTGAGTTCTGCTTCACTACCAATATGGTCCCCGAGTGTTCAGGCAGGGTGGCTGGTACTTTATTGGTGTGGAATTCCACTCTGGCCATGTGGTATCCCTGTCGACAAAAAGCGCAAACCCGCGGGCCGGGCCCAGAGACGGATTGGTCACATCCACAGCTACAGGCGCACGGTACATGCAAAGTAAAATCGCTCATCCCGTCAACCCCGGCATCATGTCGCTCAGCCCGGCGCCTGGTTCGGCTGGTTCCCATTCTTCGCCCGGCATCTCGGGCGCCGGTTCTTCGTCTTTGTACCGCCCGCGGCCGTAGACGCGGTTGTACGCATCTTCTTCTACATACTTGGCAAACATCTCCTCGTCCTGCGCCTCGAATCCCTCGGCCGCGATCGACGCGGGCAGTTTGTTAGCCACTCGGCTTACCACGCTGGCCAGCTCGAATTCGTCCACCATGCCGAACTGGTAAAGCTGGCGAAAGAGTTCCGCGCCGTTCTGGAGGTCATCAGCAAAGAGCAGCCGGCCGCCAAGCAGATGGGGCTCGGCGCTTTTGATGGCCAGTGCTCGGGCGGTGTCGTCCTGCAGGAAATCACCCCAGCTGAGCTCAATGCGCCAGTCATTCTCAAGCGCCACGTTACGAATGTGGGGGACCATGGTGCGGGCGCCGGGGGTGTCTTCAATCTCGACCCGGTGCGTCTCCCATTTCTTTGCTGTAAGCACAACCCGGCGGGCCAGCTGGGTGGGGACGAACATGCCGCGCAGGACTTCGACAATCGTAATCCGGCCGTCGCGCTCGATTCCCACGGCGCCGGCGGCGTGTTTGCACTCGGCATACTCGAATCGCCAGGCAATGTGCGCTTTATGCTCATCGGGTGCGTGCTCTGCGCTCACTTTAGCAGCCTCTAGCTTCTCTTGTGGGAAGGTCGGCTTGAAATTTCCTTGCGCGATGTTCATATATTGCGTCCAGAACGTGTCTTCGTCGTCGATCTTGACGCTTCTCAGATATTCCCACGATAAAAGCCGCGGAAACTGCAAAATCACATCGCCTTCGGTCAAATCGTCGTCCTCGATGCTTAAAGCATGGGGGAAGCGGACGTAAGCCGGTTTCCAGAGGATCTTCGTTCGCGGTCCGGGGTTTACCAGCATGCGGCTGTAGACGTCGGCGGGTCCGTAGCGTGTCCCGGTGTGGTCACGGTAAGCCCATTCGGCCAGCATTTTGATGTTAATTTGCAGGTTCTTCCAGACCTTTTGCAGCGCGAAGCTGGTTTGGGAGTTCCGATTATCCTGAATATCCTCTCCTTTCAAGACGTCGGGGTGCCACCCCGAGAGCGATTGTTCAATGGATACGCCTTTCACGGTGGGGTCGCGCCGGTAGTGGGTCCGCGCCGGGGTGTTGAATTCGCCGGCCTTGGGGATCTTCGAAAGAACGTGCTCGGGGAAGAGCAGATGCAGGGGTTTGAGCGGGGCGCCCGGCGCCACGTAGAAATGCATGGCGCATTCCATCACGAATGCATCGGCCAGGGGCGAATCGGGGCTATTGCTGGCGGTCATGGCCATTACCGCAACGTCGGGGAAACCCAGAATCCACTGCACGGTGTCGGCAATGTTAAATGTCGTTTTGAAAGTGCGCCGCGGCATCAGGATGATGCGCACCTTGATTTCGCTCTGCTCCTCGATCGGCTTGGTTGGGTCTTTCTCGATGAACATATCCGCGATTTCGCGGTGGTCGTGTTCGTCAATCAGGCTGTAGCCGAGAACGTGTTTCGCCAGCCAGAGCAGGTCTGTTTGCGCGCGCCAGCGCAGCTCCTCCTTGTAGGCCGGATCCTCCTGGATGCGCGCAACGTCGATCGTATCGTTCATTGGAATAGCTCGAGTTGCCGCGGGTCGACTACTGGCGTGGGTGGTTTCTTGCGTTCTGCTTCAAGCAGCGCCAGGCAGGTGAGACATGGCCCGCGGCGCCCGTCGTCGACGCGGTGCGGTGTGTGCTTCCCGCATGGGTTGCACCATACGGACACCTGCACGGTGCTTTTGGGGTAATGCTCCGCCATCGTTACTCCAGGGTGTAGCCGATGTTGTTGAATCTCAGCTCGTAGCCGCCCGGCTGGCTGTTGTTGCACTGCTGCAATTGGGAAACGATCGTCTTCTTTTGCCAGCCCACTTGCATGGCTGTCAGACCGTGGAACCTGGGGTCAACCTCGTACACATCTTCGTCGATGGTCACGCTCAGGATGCTCGAAGTATGCGCTTCGTAGTCGAGCTCATACGCGATTTCAACCTCTGCCGGCCGTAGCGGCCGCAGGGGTTTGACTTGAATGCCGGTTGATACCCAGCTCCAATTCCCATTCGCGTTTACTTCGTCGACCTCGAACATCCAGCCTTTCGCCAGGTTGAACTGCGCCGACAAGTCATAGGTCCAGCCTTCCTCGTCGGTTATCTTGGCGTCCGTCTCGATCACTTGCGCTGTGTAGGGGGTCGCGTCGTCGATCATCAAATCGAAAAACATGGTGATGTGCTTGGCGGGGAAAAGCAGGGGGGACACTTGTTTGGCCAGCCAGCCGCCGTAGGGCACGACGGAATTCATGAGCAGCACCAGGCCTGCGGGAGTGTGCACAATGGAGTAGGCGGTGGCGGCCGGGTCGTTAATGTCGGGGCCGACCTCTGGAGTCCAAAGCTCGTTTTCCAGATTGATGAGCGCAATCATCCGGATTCTCCCCCTACATCCCCTGGGTTGGTCCCGCTCCTGCGCCCGCCATTGCGCCGGCGCCCTGCTCCGCGGGGTTCTGCGCTTCCTCGGGTGGCTGCATCTCGCCGGCCGCCGGCTGGTCGCCCATGTGTTCGTCGAAGTGCTCGCCCGCGGCTTCCTTATCGGGCAGGACGTGGGTTTCCTCGTGGCTGTGTCCTTCGCTGTGCGGGCCCGCGCCGTGATGCTTGGTCACGTGCGCCGTGTATCCGCCGTTGTCTGCGCGCTCATAGTGCACGCCGTGCGTGTGGGTTTTGCCCTTCTTGCCTTCGCCTAGGGCCTTCTTGATTGCCTCGTGCTTCTCCGCCATATGTCTCCTTTGCTGTGCTTCAAGCAGAATCCCCGAAAAAATGGCCGCGCCCGGCTGCAGACGAGTACAACCAGGCGCGGGGCCCGCTGACTGGCCTAAAAGGCAACCTCGAAGTTGTAGATACTCCCGGTATTCGCGCCCGCGGTTCCGAAGGTGAGGGCCACGCCGAAAACCAGCGCGGGGTCGGTCGGCTGCACCAGGCTGGCGCCTTGCTGTACGGGGGAGTTACTGCCGTTGATACCGCTCAGAACGTTGGCCAGGGCCGCGGATCCGTCGAACAAATTGTTGACCATCTGTTGAAAGGTCCCCTGCAGCAGACCGCCGTTCGAATCGAAAATGCAGCTGGCCTCGATCCACCAGCTTGCCCAGGTGGTTGCGATCGCGCGCGCGGTGCCAGATCCAAGCACAGTCCAGTTGGCAGTGACGAAGGGCGCCGCGGGGACGGTGAGCGCGGCCAGCAGGGTAGCTTGACAGGTGAACGCCCCGGCAGTGTGCGCGTTGCCTTCAGCTCTCACGGTGAAGCGTTTGCCTTCAATGGCCAGGTGGCCGGGGACGGGACAGACACAAGGAAGGGCGGAGTTGGATTGGAGCGAAAAGACTTGCGCCGTGGCTACGGACGCATTGACCACATTGGCCGGTGGTGCACGTCGGATTGCAGCACTGCTCATTGTCGTATTCTCCTCGGAAGGAAGTGAGGCCGGTGATAGCTTGCCTTTGTCCTCAGAGATTGCGCCTTGACCGCGACAATTTGCAAGTTGCTTCAAGCAGACGGCTGAATCTCCGTCGACGCATCCGGTTGTTCGGCCGGCGCCGGATCCCGCGGTTTCTTTTTGCGGCCGCGGGTTTCGACCCGGTAACTGTCGCGCCACAGCTTGAACAACTTGCGTTCCTCGAGCGTTGAGGGCTGCTGGCAGTAGCGGCATTTTTTGGCGTCCCGCTTCCGTCGACGGAGATTAGCCAGCTGGGTGGTGTGCGCCGTTGAGCAGGTGACTGCTTTAAGCATGACCCGTTCTTCCGGTACCGGCTTTTTGCAGATGACGCAGTAGATCGTTCCTTCTTTCATGCCGCACCTGCCGGCCGAACGCGCGCGCACATACAGGCATACTCGGGGAATCTGATTTTGAGAATTACCAACGCAGGGCGCACGGCCGCGTAAGACTCGGGGTCGGCGCGCACCGCGGCTTCTGCTATGTGGTGTAGGAACTGGCCGGACTGGTTTGGTTCTCCGTGCAGGATTCCGAAGACCCACTCTCGTAGCTCGATATCGGTGTGCAGATTCATGGCTTCTCTCCTGGTTCTTTCCCTCGATTACGGAACCAGCTTTGAGCCATCATCTCAACTGACTCGCTTAGAGCCTCGTGACGGGCTGTCAAGGCCTCGTGCCGGGAAACCAGCGCCGCGATGCGTTTGTCGAAAACTTCATCGCGTTGAGCCAAACTTTCAAGGATTGCCTCGATGCGGTCGAGGCGTTCATTTTTTTCGGTCACTTGATGCCTTTCAGATTGCGGTGATGATGACTTCCGTTTTGGGGCCTTTTTTGCGGTCTGCCGGCGAGTCTAGAATTTCAATGTTCAATCGTTTGACCCAAGCATCTGAGAGCCATTCTCCTTTAGCGTTGCGGAACATCCCGGACTTGGCCGCGCAATCGAGTGGGAGCTTGTTGAGGTTATCCACGTCGAAGATATCGCCAGGTCCGAAAGTGTAGCGCAGAATCACCGCGAATCGCTCGCCAGTTATAAACTGCCCGCGGGCGAAGATCGGCCAATCTCGCTCCCATGCTTTAGCAGCTGCGCTCTTGACATGCACGCCGGCCGCGGGGTGCTCGATGTAGTGATTGACACTCGGCGGAAGCATGGGGATGACGATAATCAGCGTTTCCGGCTCGGTCGGCATACTTGACGCATAGTACATATTTCAAGTACATTTCGCAACCATGAAAGCCAAGAGAAAATTTGCTTCTATTCCCCAGATCAAATCGCATACCTTCCGCTTTCGCGTTGATGAACTTGCGCTAATCCGTGCGGCGGCGAAGGTGCGAGGCATGAGTATGAACACATTTGCCACGCGCGCTGCGAGCGCCGCTGCTCGGATTGTGCTTAAAGCGCCTCGGGATCCACTTCTCGGGGAGGCGGACGATTCAGCTGCAGCCTGATTTCAAAACCTCTCTTTGACCCGGCCGGCTTTCTTGCCGGGTTTTATTTTGCAGTCTACTTACCTGCTCCGTTGACGGAGAACTCTACGGAGAACTAGCCGTTATGTCACATAACAAACTTTTTTGGATGCGTTGGGATATTCAGGCCGCCCAGAGGGACACATCGAGACTCAACGCCACGCTCTACGGTGCCTATATGTCGTTGATAGAGGAGGAGTTTATAAACGGACCTCTCCCGAATGAAATCGAATTTCTGTGTAATAAGGCGCGGCTTTTTTCAACCAAAGATGCGCCTCTGTTGACGGATACGTTGACGGATACCTCCACGGATAACGTGACGGATGCGCCACGGAGAGCCCACGGAGAGCGTGAACGCATGATTTACGCCCTCCTCGGTTTGTATTTCGAGTTAGGCCCAGATAACTGCTGGAGGCAGAAACGTGTAGAGGCAGAGCGGAATAAAGCCCTCAAAACACTGGAGATTAACCGCGAACGAACTAAAAAAGCCACGCTTGCCAGGTGGAAAAATCGTACGCCAGCGGATCCGTCAACATCTCCGTCAACATCTCCGTCGACGGATCCGTTACGGATGCGTCAACGGATACAGAGTTTAGAAGGTAAAGCAAGTACAAGAGACTCCGATTCACTTCGTTCATCTCCGTCTCTCCCGGACGGCGCCGCCGCGCCGAGAGGCGGATCCCCAAACCCGGCCTCGCCGGCTGGCAAACCTGCGCCAAGCAAAACCGCGGTCGTCGGCAAGCAAAACGAAACAAAGGCGAAACCGCGAAAACCGGGGTCAGGCCGCATCGCAAAAGGCGGGAATGGCGGAACGGGCACGGCGGGGTCTAGAAACAGCGTGGCGGTCGGTCTACGGGGCGGCGTTGAGCACTTAAAAAAGCTATCCAACCGGCGAAATGGCAAAAACCCGGTCGACAGCCGTGTCGAGCTATTTCGAGATGAGGTTTTCAGGTTTTGGGAACAGCAGAATCTCGGGGACCTAAAAGCGGGAAAATGCCCTTGGGCGACCAGGGATCTGGCGGCGCTTTTGGGATTGCTTCGAGCATCGCCGGAAATGACGCTCGAGACGTTTAGGGGGTTGCTGATGAATCGGGCGCATTCTGAGGTTGTAGCCTCGGACCCACCGCGGAATTGGCTTGCCGGCCTGAAACTGTTTGCAGCTGGGCCACTCGATCGCTACCGGCATGCGCTTAAGGTGCCGCGAACCATGTAGGGTGCTTCAAGCAGGAGAGAGCGGATGAAAGATGCAATGGGCAATGAGCTCAAGGTTGGGGATCTGGTGTTTTTGAATTTAGATCGGCCGCAGTTATTCGGCCGCGTGACGCAAGCCATAGAAGGTGGCCTGGTGACGGGGATCAACCACAAGGGCAGTGCAGAGATTCGGCCTGGGCGTCTTGTGATTGCGTCGAACCATACGATCGAGTTTGACCCGCGCCAGCCGATCGCCACGGTTTTGGCCTTGCGTGAGGACCATGCGGCGGTGGTTGTCGAGGGCGCGGTTGATGAGAAGTCCGAAGCTAATTAAATAAATTGACAGTACACGGCACACAATAAATAGCGGTGTAACAGGCTGGGAAGTGCCGGTGGTTTCGCGCAAAATGAAAAGAATGAAAACAACGGATAGAGTAAGGATGGTGTATGCGTTGACAACAATGAGCTCTGCGGTTAAGGTAGAAAGAATGAAAATACTGTGATTAGCTAATCCCATTATTTTCATCCTTTCTAGCTTAACCGCAGAGCTCATTGTTGTCAACGCATAC